CACATTTCCTGGATTGAGGAAGAAATTCTGAATCAATGCAAAAGCAGTTGACGCAGCCACTAAATCCGTCACCTTCTCAAAGCGACGATTAAAGTGATCCCGGACTTGGTTGGAATTTTTCCACACCATTCCGACGTTGACACCATCCGACACCGAGGACATCACCCCTGGTATCGATTTGATGGGGGAACCGCCATTTTTCTTTGGCGACTTGTTTTTGGGAGTTTTGGTACCTCCTTTCTTTTTCTGCTTGGCCGCCTTTTTGGCAGCTTTCTTTTGGGCTTTGCCTTTCGGACCAGCCATTTAGCAAGAAAGAGGAGAATACTGAATGAGAGAGAAAGAAGAAGAAGAAGGAAGAGAGTCTGATGTTGTAGATTCAAACTGAAGACGAAGAAGATTTAAAAGGGAGACGTACGCGCTTACCAGCGGAGAACCCTTATCCTCTTGTCCGGCATACAATGCCCAACACCACGGGTCAGATTTGTAAATCGCGTCAATTGTAGACATCGATAATCCATTGATCTCACCCACTAACTGCTCTTTGTACTCTGGATGATTCCAGATCCACTCAATATATGACTGAATGAAGGTGCGACACTCAAGGTTTGCCCAAGAGTCAATTCGCAACGCATACGCTCTCATTAAGTGCCAACGAACATCGTCGTCACTCGAACCCCAACGAAGGGAACACAATACACGATCGGTATCTGGAACAGGTAACCAGATCCCTTTCTCTTCACGGAAACCTTGCGAGAGAAATTGAACATCCTTAAGAGCACGAGGCTCCTCACAAGGGGTTTTGGTAGTAACACCTATGCTACTCCATATCGGGGCAATCGACTTTGGGTTAAACCAACTAACGCACAACTGTGAGACAGTGAACGTGTTGTCGTCGCCATTTAAGGCAGCTTCCACATTGTCAATAAAATCCTGATAGCTCCCGAAAAGCACACCATCATAGTTTCGCTTGGTAATATCTTCGTTCATCGCAGCAGCCACAGAAGTAGCATTTGCAGTTCCGAATTTTTCCCTCGCTAACTCAATCCACGCATAAGCAAACAACCGAAACAAAATCATGGTATTATCCACAATCGTATTGGCTGAGCCAGACGGGTTTCCAGTGTGTTTCTGAATGAGCTGACCATTCTCCAATACGATCACAGAATGAACTATGTCGTCATAAAGGCGTTGAAACCTTAGGAGATTTTCCGGCGTTTTGTGCTCCACCGCAAGCATCGCCCACCGTATATCCATTTGGCCATACATAGCTCGAGCGAACAGACTAGAGTCATATTCACTTTCATCGAGCTCGAAGGCATACGGGTGCTTTGACAAGCGAGCAAAAAGTGCATTCCAACCTTGCAAGAATTT